CGTGCCTGCGCTGATATTGCGTTAAATCGGTGGATGATGAAGTGGGGATCTATTGATCGCCCTAATTATGCTGGAGAAAATAAGAAATTCTTAGAGCCAGAAATTTCTGCTAATGTTCGCACCATTGTGGCTGAATACGCTGTAGCCAAGTTATATAAGCAGCCATTTGTATTTCCATTCTATACAAATGAAGAGCACTCATTTCGAAAAGATTTTCCAGATGTAATGCCTGTATATGAAGTAAAGTCAGTTAGAACTAAGGATGAGATCCCAGTATTTCCCAAAGACATTAGACCAGGGGTAATTCTTGTTGGAGCCAGAGTATTGGACCGTGATTATTACTCAGAGGTAGAGGTTTATGGATGGCTTCCCGTTGAGGAATGCACAAAGGACGAGTATCATTACCCTCCAGAGAATTCTTGGCGAATTCCATTAGATAAATTTAATGACACTATTCCAGGCTAGGAGATGTAATGGCAGATAAAGGAACAGCGGCAGCAATACTAGAGATTGCTCAAAAAGAAGTAGGAACTATTGAAGGTCCTAAAGATAATGAAACTAAGTACGGTGCATTTACTAAGGCTAATTTTTTGCCTTGGTGTGGTTCATTTGTTATGTGGTGCGCTAATCAGGCGGGTGTAAAAGTTCCTAATACAGTCTCGACTGTGGCAGGTGCTGGCGCATTTGAAAAAATGGGCACATGGTCAAAAGCCAAGGACGCTTCTCCACAACCAGGAGACATTGCTTACTTTGATTTTCCAGGAGATGGCGTAGATCGTATCTCCCACGTCGGCATTGTGCTTTCTAATAACTTGGACGGAACAGTTACGTGTATCGAAGGCAATACCGCTGGAGATGCTAAGGGTGATCAACGAAATGGTGGCGAGGTCTGCAAGAAGGTTCGTGGCTATCTTCCTAATAAGAAAAAAGTTTTAGTATCTGTTGTTGGCTTTGGTCGTCCTAACTATTCTGGAAATGAAGTTAAGGCAAAAATTCCAGTATCAGATACTCCAGTATTTCCAGGAACCATTAAACCTGGAGATAAGAGTGAGGGTGTTAAGATAGTACAGAAGGCTCTAGGCCTAAGTGCTGACGGTGACTATGGCCCAGCCACAAAGAAGGCTGTAGTAGCATTTCAGGACAATCACGACAATCTAGACTCTAACGGGATAGTTGGTCCTAAAACCTGGACAGAACTGGTCAAATTCATTTAAATCGGACATTTTACCCCTATAGCCCTCACAGATACTTCTGGTATTCTATGGGGGCTTTCTACTGAGAGGGGTGTCCATGACAACAATTATCGGGATACAGTATGAAGATCGCTGCATCCTACTTGCAGACAATCAAGTAACAGATGAAAGTGGTCGTGTCTATCGCCATCCAGATATGGCAAAGATTTCAGAGCGTGGTGATTTTATCATTGCTGGTTCTGGAGAAGTATCTCCTTGTGATATTGCTCAACACATTTGGAATCCGCCAAAATTAACTGCCAAAGATTCTAAAGATGTCTATCACTTCATGATTGCAAAAGCAATGCCTTCCTTTAGAAAGTGTTTAACTGAAAATGGGTATGACTTTAATGAAGACCACGATAAATCTAAAGAGGGATTACGATTTCAATTTTTAATGGCTGTTGGTGGAGAGATATTTGATATTGACCAAGATTTGGCTGTGATGAAAAGTATGGATGGTATTTACGGCGTTGGATCTGGTGCTACCTATGCTCTTGGGGCTTTACATGCTGGTGTTAAACCCATGAAGGCTATGGAGATTGCAGCAAAACTTACAGCCTTTACTTCAGGTCCATATATACAGAAAGAACAATACAAGTAACTTTTGTGTGATAGATCACACTGGTTGAAAGTTACTCCTGATAATAACTTGTTAATTTGTTAAAATACTTTCGTCTCTTTGTAGACACCTCTCCTGAGTAAGAGTTAAAACTGCTCATTTTTAAAGACTCCATCGTGAGCCTATTTTAAGGAGATACAACTAAGTGATATCACTGAAAAAAATCGCACTTGTATGTGCTGCAGCACTGACAAGTACAGTTCTTTTAGTTCCGTCGGCAAATGCCGCCGCTACAACAACACTAACAGTTAATGGATCAGCAGCAAGTGGAGGTACAGCAGCAACTGCTCCTGTAGCACTCCCTGTTCCAGCAGATAATAGTGTTGATTTAGCAGACGCATTAAAGATTGCTGTAACAGGTCTAGATACAGGTACAGTTGTTACTGCTGTTGCAACAAATGCAACGCTAGTATCAGCGGTAGCAACATCTGCTGCACCCGTTACTTCAGCATCAGGAACTGCAAGTCTTTCTATTAGTACAGGCACTGGTACAACCGCTGATATTTTTGTTTACACAAAAACAACAGTAGTTGGAACTGTAACTGTAACAATTGGTGGAAACACAACCACATATTATGTACAAGGTACTGCTGGCGCTTTAAATGCAATTGCATTAACTGCACCAGAATCAGCAGCGGCTGGAAGCACTCAATCCCTCAAAGTAACTGGATACGATGTATTTGGAAACTTAAAGGGTGGAGCATCTATTAACGCTGTTGTAAGCAACGGATCAACTGCAACTGCAAGTACACTAACAACCGATACTGTTACAGCAACAAACGGAAGTAAGACATTTGATGTTGTAATTCCAGCAGCAGGACAAGTTACTGTAATTGTTTATGCAACAGTAGCAACAGCAATTACTGGAATGTCAACACCTGTTGGATCAGTTAGCAAGAACGTTGCTATCCGTGATCTTGCTGGAGAATTGGCAGCAACTCAGGCAGCATTAGCCGCAGAAAAAGTGGCTCGTGCAGCAGACAAGGCAGCCTATGATTCAGCCACTGTTACTGCAAATAAACAAATTGCTGATTTAAATGCATCAATTGCAAGTCTAAAAGCCTTATATAATAAGTTGGCTAAGAAGTACAAACTAAAGACTATTAAGTAGTATTTAACTACAACTTAATATGAGCCTCCTGAGCATGAGGACGCAAAAACTGCTCATCTAAACTTATGATAGGATCTGGGCATGTCTAAGACCCAGGATAAGAAAAAACAAAGAAAAGAAGAGCATGCTGAATTCTTATGGCATCAGGCTCAATTAAACGCCGCATACGCTAAAACCGAGTTGGACTTGGCGGTCCAAACCTTTAAGGATTTGAATAAAGAAATGAACGAAGAACAAGTAAAAGCAACTGAAGAACAGACTAAAATTCAATATAAACGTATTGAAGAGTATGTAATGAGTGAAAAAGAAAAGTATTTAGAACGTATGGGTATCCAACAAGACTGATAATAGGGGTTGAATCCAAGGGGGAATCGAGAACGGTATGAAAAACACTATGTCAGGTCTTAAAAATGTATTAATGCGTATTGTTGCGGTGTTTGCAGCATCAGGTCTTGGAGTTATTGGTGCTGGCGCTATTGCTGGTATTTCTACAATAAAGGCCGTTACAGTTGCAGGTTTAACAGCAGTAGCATCAGTTGTTGAAAAATTAGCCCGTGCATTTATGGATGATGGAAAACTTACTCTTGATGAAATTAATGCAGCATTTGCTACTGTTGATAAGGGTGCAAAGACAGCCGCTGATCTTAAGGTTGATGCTCGTCAAAGTGGTCAAGACATTATTGTTTCCGCTAAAGAACCCTCTGCAGCAAAATTAGACGACCCTAATTACAACTAACGATTATCTGTCTTGTAAAACCCTCCACCTTTAAAGACGGCTGTAACAGGAGAGTAAATTCGTATTAGAGCGTAACCACAGACTTCACAAAAGTATTTATTTTCTGGGTCGTTAATATTACGCTCTTTTTCGTAATCAACATCACAGTTCATACAAGCATATGAATAGATTGGCATTTAAGGATGTGTAGTCATTATTGAAACCATCCGACCACAATCAATACAAGTCTCGTAGGTTTTAGCGGTAAATGGGCATGAACTTTTTTCAGTACTAACATGCTTACACCAAATTGCCTTAATTACATTAAATAACTTCATAATTATCCTCCTTGGTATGAGCATACACTACTAGATAAAGGAGGCAAAATATGACTATGAACGGTAACTTATCCACAGCGCAATTTTCATCAAATCAGTCAAGTATGACTAAGATGGGCGCCATGCCTATAAGCGACAAGTTCCTTGGACCAAAACCAAATAAAGAATCTGGTATTCAAAATAAAATGTCACCTGGTTTTAATTCACCATTACCTAAACCAGGAGTCTTTTAATGACAACCTCAGTTGATACACACAAACCATTAAACATTAGTGACCGCTGCGATAAGTGCGGCGCACAAGCAATGATTAGGGCAACACTTGCAAATGGTGAATTATACTTCTGTGGGCATCACGGTCGAAATATAGGTTCTAAATTAGTAGGACAATCTCTGGTTGTATTTGATCCAGGAGGGGTGTTCAATTATGGCAAGCAATGATTTCTACCGAACTGGTAAGGGAATATTTGGGGGTCGCTATGGGTCTTACGGAAGATATGGTGTAAGTCCAGCAGCAAGCAATCTCTCTGCTCAATTTGATAATGCTGAAAATGTAGAAGAAACTCAACGCCGTAGATTTAAACGCAAACGTGAGTCTGGATACGTTGGCAACGGTTACTGGTTTGGAAATTATCCTTACATGATTGGGGCCATGGGTTCTGCAAATCCTGATGAAAATATTAAAGATCAGGATCAACCAATGAGTGATGCTGGTCAATCTGCTTCAGATACAAGCGGATTAGGTAGTGGTGGAACAGCCGCTGGTTTTGTTGGTGGGTTAGATAGTTAATGGATTCTGTATTTGGATCAGAAAAATTAAATCGTAAACCCCTAACTGTTAACCCTAATCGTCGTACTAGAAAGCAAGAGTTTAATTTTAATAGTAATTTAGGGTTTAAATCAAAAGCAAATCCAAGCATTGTCTCTTGGGCATCTCGTGGTAAGGGTGTGCAAGGTGAAACGGTTAACTCTCAGAACAACGCCAGTAAGTTAATCGTAAATAAGAATTGGAAACCGCTATAATCTAATACGGGCCTTACTATTCCGAGGGGAATAATTGATACAACTGCGTCCATTCGCAGCACTATCTGTAGCATTTAAAACTGGAAGACTCTTATTATTTAGTGGAATAGTTACTCTATTCCTTATTTTTGGCATGTCTCAAAGTTCTTATGCAACTGATGAATTAGGTTCTGAACAAGTAGTTGTTAGTCCTGCACAACAGGCAGTTAATTCTTTTTTAGATACAGCAACAGTACAGGTTCAACAGGCTATTGCAGCCACGGATACAGCAACAGTCACAGTAACTGCTGCACAAACAGAGGTAAGTCAAGCCACTAGTGCAGTTTCTGGAGTAACTCAAGCAGTTACTGTTGCACAGACAAGCGTAGCCTTAGTAGAAACAGCAACAGTTACAATAAATGCTATAGATTTAACTGTCACTCCCATAAACCAAGGTTCTCAAGTAGTTGTAGAGGCTAAATCAACTGTACTAACTGCTCAAACAGCCATAAATAATATTGATACAACTACAGCACAACTTGAAATATCTCAAGTTACTACAGCAAAAACAGCAGCCTCTACAGCACAAGCAACTGCACAAACTGAACTAACTCAAGCCAACATTGCAATTGATAATGCTCAGACAGCAGTTAATAATTTACAAGCAACTATTGGGACTAGTACCAATGTTTTATCTGGTGTAGATGACGTAGGTATTCGTATGAACCTTCCATTCAGTTTGTTAATGGGCGGAACTTTATATAATAATGTTTATGTAGGTTCTAATGCCACAATAACTTTTGGAGTTAATGATGGTTGGTATTACTCTTCAACCCCTCCTGCTCCATCAGTCTCTATTGCTGGATATGATTGGACAACTTGGAGCACAGGAACTGGAATTACGTATGCAACTACTGGAACAAGTTTAGATATTGCTTGGGATCTTCGTCCATTCCCACAACAAGATGCTTCTACACAAATGGCTCAAATAAGATTTAATGCTGATGTAAATCCAGTTAATGGCGCATGGATTGCAGATGTCACTGCAACTGGACCAATACCAAATAATGCAAGGTTTAATGTAAGAGAAACAACTAATGGAACACTTATTCCAATTACAGAT